TAAAAATCATCCTCGCCATCCTCGGCAGTAATGCGTTCTTTTCGTTCTTGCAGTTCCTCATCGCAAGACGGGACAACAAGAAGGGAATGGCGAAAGAACTTGGGCGCCTCTCGGACAAGATGGACGAGAATCAAGCGGTCCTCGCTCGTACCCACATCCTGCGCTTCTCGGACGAGCTGAAGAACGGCATCCATCACTCGGCGGAATACTTCCGTCAGCAGTTGGATGACTGCGATACATATGAGCGATATTGTGAGACACACCCAGACTTCAAAAACTCCTACACGATGACCGCTAACAAGCACATCAAGGAGACCTTCGAGGCTCTGACCAAAGAAGGCAAGATCTAAGTCTCATGTTTACCAAGATAATCGAGGCAGCCATCGCAGGGATCTTCACTCTTGCGATGGCAGTCCTCTTTTATATTTCATCAAAGGAGGAAAACCACAAATGAAACTCAACAACAAACTTTATGACGTTCTCAAGTGGCTCGGACTCATCTTCTTCCCGGCTCTTGCGGTCCTTCTCGCAACTGTTCTCCCTGTCTGGGGCGTTGATGCAGGACTCGTCAAAGCTCTCGTGATTACCATCAACGCAGTCGGAGTCTTCATCGGTGCGCTCATCGGTGTGTCGCAGGCTACCATCGCAAGGGAGAACGCAGAAGAACTCGCCTCTGACTTTACAGAAGGCGAAGCAGAAGACGAAGTTCCGGTTACTGATGAAGAGATAACAGAGGAGATTTGACATGGCTACGTCAGCGCAAGCGAGAAAACTCTTCAAGTCTTGGCACGGTCTCAAAGAAGGCCCCGAGGTCGACAAGAAGATAATCAATCCGTGGAACAAGAAGACGGGCAGGAAGGTCAAGTCAAAGACTACTCCGTGGTGCGCCATAGCTTGCGCATCGTGTCTCTTGCAAATCGGAGTCAAATATCTGTCTACCTCGGCAGGATGCACCCAACAACTCGCATATTACAAAAAGAAGAAGAGGTTCAAGGCTCGTGGATCTAAACCCGCAGTCGGAGACCTTGTCTTCTATAACTTCAACAAGGTCAAGAAGCCGAACGTGTCTACTCACATGGGCATGGTTACTTCTGTCAACTACAAGAAGAAAGGCTTCATTTACGTTATCGAAGGGAATAAAGGAGATAAAGTGGCATATCGTCATGTGTCATACAGTTCCTCTTCGATAATCGGATTCGGTAAGCCTTATTACAAATGAACTCCTTTATTGCACCCATATAGGAGAACCTCCTCAAAGATTAACCCCATCGCTTCGGCGGTGGGGTTTTTCTTTTGCCCGAAATTTGCCCGAAGAAAAACGAAAACCGCTTGAAACACAATGAAATCAAGCGGTCTATTGGTGGAGCATACGGGACTTGAACTCCTAACCGTATGTTTCCACAGATACAAACTGTCCGTGATTTAAGGCCTTTTCAACTTTTATTCAACCTTTTGTCCACCACTTGCGGACTCATTTTGCCCGAGATTTTGCCCGAAAGTCAGACTGATGATCTCGGCTGCCTGCCTCGTTTCATCGCTCAGGATGTGGCCATAAGTGCCGAACGTGTCCATGCTGACTGCGTGGCCCACAATGTCCTTGATCATCTGTTCGGGCATGACGTTCTTCATCATGGTAATGAACGTGTGGCGGAGCGAGTACACAGAACCGGGAAGGCCGCGCTGTTCCTTGAGCTTCATCCAGTGCTTTCTCATGCCGTTCTGCTTGCCCTGGGAACCGTCAGGTGAGCAGAATATCCACTCGGTCCGGAGATTGTAGTCCTCGTTGCGCTGGATCGTCTTGCGGAGGATTCCCTTCGCCAGCTCGTCGATCGGCACGATCCTGCGCGCGTTCTCGTTCTTGCCTTCGGTAATCTTTCCGCGTGCATTGACGGCTCTGCGGATGATCACGCGATCGCTCTCCACATCACCGACCTGAAGGCCGAGAGCTTCTCCCGGTCGCATGCCCGTCAGGAGCAGGAAGCAGAAGAGCGGATGATACCAGAGATTCGATGGCTCGAGCAGGCGCTTGACGTCGTTTCTCTGCAAGACTTCCTTTTCCTTCTTGGAGTGTCCCTTCGGTATGTAGAGATCGCCGCGAGGGAGCTCGCACTGGTAATCTTGATAGCCGAACTTGATAATGCCCATGATGATCCCGCGCAGGTTCCGCAGTGTCTTCTCAGATAACGGCTTATTCTCGCCTGTGGCTTCGTTGATGATGTTCTGCCAGTCCCTGAGTGTCATTTTACATATTTTCTTTTGCGCGCATCTGGGAGCGATGTAGTTCCTTATATAGCACTCGTATTGTTCGTAGGATGGAGAGTCAGATCCACACCGTGCAGCGACGTCTTTCAGGAACTCGTCAGCCACACGGCCTACGGTCTTCTCTCCGCTCGCCTCGCCATAGTACCATTCATCGTACTTTTGTATGACTTCCTTCCTGCCTTTAGGTCCGGGAGTGGCTGAAGAGAAGGAATACTTTTTCCCTTCTCTCATCACTCTGATGCGCCATCTCTGTCCATCCCAGCGTGGTGTGTTCATATTATCCCTCCTGCTTCAGGAATTTGATGTAGCTGAGTATCTGATCGAGCTTGCTTACGGGCAGGCTCTTCGACTCTTCGAGAATAGCATGGACCGCGTTTCTGACTGATTCGTTCTTGATCGTAACGTCAAGCGCATCTATGAGCAGATCCTTCTGCGTGGGAATGTGAATGTCAGAGTCAGGAAGATATTCATAGAAGAAAAGGTCCAGAGGAGACACACCGAGCACTTCTGCACAGCGGACCACCATGTCCCTCGGCATATCGTTCACGCCTGTCTCGATCTTATTGATCGCAGACCTGCCCTTGTAGCCGAGCTTCTTGGCAAGCTCATCCTGGGACATGCCCTTCTCGAGTCTGAGCTTCTTGAGATTCATTCCGAAAAGTTTCTTTGCTTCTTCTTTATTCATATTATCGCCTCCAATGTCATTTTAATGACAGTGTCCTTGTTTTGTCAACAAATTTGTAAAAACGTGTTGACGGAAAGGGAACAGAGTGATAAATTCAAGTTGTACCCGATACGGCTACAAAATAACGAAAGGAGGCAGGACAATGAATTATGAGTTATTGAGGGCATTTATCCGAGACAGCGGGATCAAAGTCTCATATCTGGCTGAGAAGATAGGCATGACAAGGCAGTCTTTGCACGCTAAACTCAACGGAAACAGGACTTTTACCCAGTCGGAAATAATGGCTCTCAAGATAGCGCTCCACATGAACGATGAGGACTTTATGCGCATTTTTTTTGCGGAGTGTGTACCCGAAACGGCTACAAGCAAGGAGGCAAAGGTATGAGAGGCTACAACCTTTACCCACAGCTCGGCAGATGGTTCAAGACCTGCGAAGAGATGAGCAACGAGACGAACATCAGCCGATCCAGACTCTACCGGTGCCTCTACGGACATCAGGAGTTCACAGAAAAAGAGAAGCGTGCCATCTGGAACGCAGTTCTCGTCAAACAACACAACATCGAGGTTAGTGGTGACTTCGATGCACAGTTCAAAAGAAAGGCAGGATGAACATGGGCGAAAGTGATTTTTTAATGCTCCCGATTTTTGACGATTCTTTTCAAAGCTGCACAAAGCGGGATTTTATCGTCAAACAGTATGTAAAGGGCGACCCCTTTATGAACAAGCCTTATTCCACAAAGATCGTTAGTTACGTTGACGCCGAGTCCAGCCACAGCGGGACCTACGATAACGATGACGGTAAGGTTGTTTCCTTTGTGTGCGATAGATGCAAAAAGCGTTTCAAGGCAGACAAAGCAAGAGCCATCAAGCTCTATATGAACGAGGCCGTGATAAACGACTCAGACGCGCTTTGTAGTTATACATACGAACGTGCATTTTGCGGACGATGCTTCAAGAAAACAAGAGAGCTGACGCGAAAAATATTTGAAGCAATTTGCGCTTTTGACGAAGAAGAAGGCCACTTTGAAATTTCCGAAACACAGGAGGCAACAACATGAAACTACTCACTTTTTTATTCATTCTCGGTTCACTCAGCATCGGCTTCGCTGGTGGAATGGCGTTTATGGCCATTTTCTACAAGAGCCTGATCAAGGATCTGAGAGCTGAGAACAGGAAGCTCCGTTCCACCAACACAATGCTCAAGAGGTCCAAGAAGGACACAGTCGAGGTTATCTACTCGTCAGGCTTTGACGGAGAGACAACGGTCGATTGTCCCGATTTTTCGCAGAGGTGGTGAGCTTATGGAGCGTTACGAAGTTTTCACAGGAAGAACGGAACGCAACCGCAAGAAGACGTATTTGGTCTTTAACTTTGATTCCGACAAGGGAATGGCCATCAAAGCGGCTAAGAGATTTTTCAAGTGCTCGGAGGACCATCTTTCACTTTTTGCGGGTTGGAAGTTCAGAAACAACCTTTATTTTGAGAATCCCGGAATCAAGGGTGCCAAGAAGGTCGCCTTTATCGAATACACGACAGGAGGAAAAAAATAATGGCAAGTGTATACGAAATCAAGGCAGGCTTTTACACGCTGACGAGCCTGATCGAAGACGAGGCGGTCTCGGATGACGTCATCCTTGATGCCTGGAATAACCAGACAGACGATCTCAAGGACAAGTTTGAGAACTGCTGCAAGTATCTCAAGAACGTTGATTCCGACATCGCAGGGCTCGACGAAGAGATCAAGAGACTCCAGGCAAAGAAGAAGTCGCTCAAGAACGGCAAGGACAGGCTCAAGAAGCTCATGTTTGATGCACAGATGGCTTGTGGCGAGAAGAAGCTCCAGTGTGGAAC